CACGGGTTTGGTAACGATCTGCCCCGTCCGCAGTCTGTGAAACTTACGGGAGCAGAACTCTAAGTCAATCAGCCGTCCTTGATCAAAATCATTAAAGATAAAACCAAGACCATTTACATAGTCAAGATAATCCTCTTTAACAAGACCTCGTAGCTTTTCCAAAGAGTCATCGCCAATTGCATACACTTTATCCAATTCCCAGTCAAATCTTCGATCAGTCTTAAAAGTGACGGAATAATACTTCAACATCACTTGAGACCGAGAGTTATACAACAAGGTTAGTAAAGATCCAGAAGGAGTTACACCAAATTGAGTTTGCTTATACAAGTAACCATCACTAGTCACGCGATAGCCATTGTACAGAACCATATGACGGTTTCTCGCAACGACTACCCAATCAGCATTCTCATTATAGTTGGTACACAATCGAAAATTAATCTCAAGATTGTCATCCAAAATCCACCCGGGGGTAGTTATGTCCCAGGATGATTTGTCTCCTTTACAGAATTCACCAGTATCTTCTAAAGAATAGAAAAGGCGGTTTGTGGTGCCATATTTCGCTGAATATCCTGACTTCGTCGGGATCTTCGTCCAATTCTCAATATCAGCTTGGAGCATGTTCGACCATAAACATCTATCAATGATTTGGTCTACTACTGCAACACTCCAGATAAGTCTCCATCGTTTATTTTGAGCTTTTTCTGGTGTATGTCCTTCTGCTTTGATGAACCAACGGATAGGGTCTGCTAAGTCTTCGTCATCATCTTTTCCAGTTACTCGCAGTTTATTAATTCTGTTTTCTACCAGTTGAATGAGAGCATCAACACCTAGACCATTTGGGGGTTCAGCTATTAGAGCACCGTTTGTTTGCCATTGAAGGCACAAGGGATATCCAGGACTACCTTTCATATTTAAATTCATGATAGCAATTTTAATCCTCTCCCTTGAAAAAGGATCTTCATTTTGAGTCCACCTGGCTGGACTATACAGCCGTTCTAAC